TCACGCTGTCAGCTGCCTTGTGATGGACGCCGGAACTGACCGCGCAGTGGGCGTTGTAAGCCACCTTGTAAGCAGTACACCACGCATAGGCGCTGGTCAGGTCGGTGGGGATGCCGCCGTAGAAGATGTTGGTGAAGTCACCGTTCATCACCCAGTAGCCTTCGGCGTCCAGCCAGTGGCCGACGTCGTCTTCCTGGGTAGCGGGGGTCGGTGCGGCCACCTTCTTCTCTTTGGCCATGCCCACGAATGTGGGGGTCAGGCGCATGAACTTGGACGCCACGGCCACCTCGAGGATGAACCCGGAGACCTGGAGGTCCCGGAAGAACGTCCACTGGTCATCGAACAGTTCCCACCCGGAAAGGTAGGGGAAGCTGGTCAAGGACGTGGCCGGGGTGATGGTGTGGGTCCAGGGGTCGGCCGCACCCGTGGTTGCAAGGCCGCCCAGGCCCGCGTAGAAGATGAGCGGAGCCATCTTGGGGCTGACCAGCATGACCGGGGCACCGCCCGCGTCCACATAGCCGATGCGTTTGTGGGACGGGGTCCAGATGCCGCCGTCCATGGAGTTCAGGGTGTCCACCGTGGGCGGGGATTTCAGTCCGCCTTCCAGGAGTTCCAGGAAATAGGCTGGAGCGGTCGCAGCCGCCCCTTTGGCGGTCTGTTTGGCTACCTGGAGATTGAACTTGTTGGTAGCGGTTGCCATGTATTACACCTCCTCATTCCTAGCTGGAAGGGGTAGGGGTTTCTTGGCCTCGAGTGAGGCCCGGGGTTTGGGTTTGGGTTGGGGCAGTTCCACGGTGGCGTGGTAGCTGCGGAGCAGCTTCACCTCCACCGGGTTGTCGGTTTCGAACGGCCAGCTGTCGAAGCGGTACTCTCTACCGTCTTCGCACATCAGGAGTGTGAGCCGACCCTGCCGACCTTCGATGTCAAAACGTGGCATTTGCACCTCCAATAGAAAAGCCACCCGGAGGTGGCTTCGTTGGGGTTGTGGGCCTGGCAGGTCAGGCCGCTGGTTCCTGATACCAGATGCGAGCGTGGACCCGCACTGGGTACAGCTTGCTGTCAGCTTCATAATCGTCATACCAGTTCTCTACCAGGCTGAAGGCATGGACGTTGGCGGCGTAGTCACCGTGGAAGTTCTCGAGGGCGTTTCTCACCGCTCGAGCGAGCATCCAGGACAAGCCACGCTGGTATGACCAGCAGCTGAACCAGAAGCTGGCGCGGATGTAGCGGGCGACATGCTGGTTTGCGCCATCGACCAGATGATAGGTCAAGGCAGGCATCACGCTGTTCTCCGGCAGCACGCTGGGGTAGATGCGGTCACCGGCCAGGGACTGGATAGCAGCGTCGGCCCGTAGGTGGGCGACCAAGGCTTCATGTATGGTCAGGTCAGGCATCTATCATCACCCGTAGAGTCCTTCGGAGTGCAGCTTGATGTGTTTGGTCTTGGTCTTCAGCGGTGAACCGCCGCCGATGTTGGCGATAGCGGTTACCACGTGGCCCAGCTGGGCGCAGATGTTCTTGATGACCTGCGGTTCCGCCTGGGTGGCAGCTGGTTCGAGGAAGGGATGGGCCTCCATCTTGCTGGTGCCCATCTCCTGGTAGCGGGCGTATTCCGCGCCACAGGTCACCACAGCGGTGAACTTGCGGGGCGTCTTCGTCCCCTCGAGGAAGACCTGGTCTGGGTCCTCTGCCGCCTGCTCCGCCGCCGTCTTGGCGGCCTGCATGTCGGTTTCATCAGGACCCATGGTGTAGACACTGTTGGCCAGGAAGCCGGTGTCGATGAGGCCGGTCACCATACCAGGACCGCTTGCTCCCGTCTTGCCGTACTTCCGGCGGTGTTTGATTTCGTGGGCAAGCGTTTGGATGTTCAGCTTGGCTTGGGCTTCCACGGCGATAGCGCCCGCGTAAGCCGCCCGGTTCAACGATTCCTCGAGGGCCAGCCGCTCCATGGCGCGGAGTTTGTTCATCAGCTGGGTGTGCTTGGGGACAAGTAACGTGTCACCGTATTTAGCCATGCTGGTCCACTCGCTTGAGGTCCACCACCAGCAACCACAGTCCCCGGCGTGGCGTTCCCACAACTTCGAAGGTCATGGCGGTAACCGCCTGGCCTTGTCGGTGGGTAACTGTCACCTGGTCGCCGTGGGTGATGACGGTGTCGATGGGCAGACGCAGGACGGCGTCCATGGAGGGGACCGGCCCGCCCTGCTCTCTGCTCACGAACTGTTGCTCTGCGCTGGACGTCAGGAAAAGGCCGCAGGCGATGACCGCAGAAGCGGACGTAGTACCTAGCGGCTGGCCATGGTCGTCCAGTTCAGCCCCTGTGGGACTTGCCAGGGAATCCACTGTGCAAGTATCCCATAGGGTGACCAGGGCATCACAGCGGGCGTCTTCCAGTTGGGTGTCAGTCAACATGGAAGGGCCTCGGTTCGACCCCTGGGAACGGTTCTTCCTCCGGCAGGTTACCTATCCAGGGGAAGTACCGGGCCGTGGTTTCTTTGGGCCATTTGACCAAGGTCATGGTGCGAGCGGCGCGGCGGCTGTTGTGGTACGCAACCTGGTGCATAGCTTGTGCATAAAGCTGGCTACGTTTCAGGTTGGTCCCGTCGGCGGACACGTCGATTTTCTCCACCAGGGCACCGGCCTTTTCGGCCCAGATGTCAGCGGCTGCTGCATGGAGGTCGTAGGTAGGTATCCAGTAGTCGTTCGCCAGCTGGCTGGGCGGGGTCGTAGTGCCGTCCCAGGTATAGGGGGCCTCGCCCCGCTCATCCAGCAAGGGGTACGTTTCCAGATACGACGCCAGCAGTTCATCGGAGTAGGTGGTATCCGAAGGTTCGTTCACCATCCTCCGCAGTTCCATGATGTTGGCTGCGCTGGCGCTCATAGGTCACCTACTCTCAGACCACGTAGAAGACGTCTACGTCCGTACCGTTCAGGGCGGTGCTTAGGTCTACCAGGTTCTTTTCTGGTTCGTCTGCATCGACCGTGACGGTCGGGGCAGTGCCTTCCTTGGTTCCGCCCAGGAACGCGAACAGGACCGTGTTGAGGGACAGGGCGTCGGGCAGCCCGATTTTCTCGTTGAAGCCGACGGTGATGAGGTCAGCGGTCGTGCCACCAATGACCCAGCCTGCGCCCACCACTGACGTGACGGTTTTGAAGGCTTTGACCCCGGAAACGGTGATGCCGTTCGAGGGGGTGATGACATCGGAGATGATGTTGCCACCCAGGTCGGTCCCGGTCACCGTGATGGTGCCCAGGGTGTCCAGAGTGTCCTGGATGGTGTGGGTGACGGTGACCGCTCGAGCCGAACCGTCGCCGACTGTGCCGTTGGCCACCGTGTAGGCACCAACCTTCATGGACGCGCTGGTCACGAAGCGGTTAACGCTCGCTGCGAGCGCGTTGTCCACGAAGAGGTGGCTGACGAACGAGGCGTCAACGACCGCACCTTTCAGGCCCTGGTTGCGCAGGGCCGACAGGTAGGCTTTTAGCGGGAAGAAACCCATGATGGTTACCTCCCCCTATTAAGCCGTCAGGATGGCGAATGGGCTACGGCTAGCGCCAGAAGCCATACGGGTTTTCGGGTTCGGCAGGGCAAAGCCCAGGCGCATGACGGCGCGGAGGGCCACCATGTCCTGCTGTGCCAGGTTGAACACGACGAGTCCACCGGCATCGGTGATGACGGCTTCGGTCAGGATTTTGTAGGTCATGTCCTGACGCATGGCGTAGACCAGCTGCGGCCAGACGCCCGCGATGACGAGGGCCTGGGCACTGTCTACGGAACCGTCGGTCGGGAACAGAACGGAAGCGCCTTCTACGCTCGAGGTGTTCGCGTCGAAGATGCGCTGGCCGTCGGCCGCCCGGCAGTTGCGGAACTTGCCCTTCATGGACGCATGGGCGACCATGGCGTTGGGGACGTAGCCCTGGGCCTCGAGCAGCATCATCAGGCCGTCAGCGCCCGCTGCCGTTTCGCCCAAGAGGGCTTCGTACAGGTCGGTGTAGCTGGCCAGGCTGATGGCCGTGCCGTGAGCGGTAGCAAGAGCTACCAGACCCGCGTGCGCACCCAGGTTCGTGGTCCAGGTTGCAGGGATGTTGGTGCCGTAGAGAACTGCCTGGGTGATGGCTACGTTGAAGGCGTCGATGAGCGCGGGGCGCACTTCTGCCCAGATGTCGTAGTCCACGTCGTCAAGGACGGCTTCGGAGATAGGCACTATACAGGCCACCTCTTCGGCGTCGATGTAGACGTTGGTCCAGTCGAGTTCGCTGGTCTGTTTCAGACCAGTGTCGCCGTCCACGAAGTAGGCCGTCGCCAGGGCGTTCGCCACAGGCATCCGGCGCTGCTTACGGGACAGGTCCGGCAGGCGGCGAGCCAGCCGGAACAACCAGCCGGTGTCAGCCGACAGGCCGTTGATGATATCCCGGCTGACGTCTTCGGGGATGAGTGCCCCGGAGTCAACGCGGGTTATCTCGCTGTTGTAAGGCATGTGCTTCCTCCTTGGAAGCTAGAGGTACAAAAAAGGCCCCAGGTGGGGCCTCTCGAGGTGGTCAGTGGGGCTGGTCTAGCGACCGGCGGCCCGGCGTATAGCCCGGTTCGCCTGGAGGTTGGCCAGCTTGCTGACCGATGGGGGAGCGAGTTCGTCCAGTTCGCCGTAGAGACGAACGAGGGCGCGTGCCGCAGCGGCCTTCTGGGCCGGGGGCGCGTCTACACCGCCACGCGCTCCCGCGAGCGCGGCGGCGGCTGCATGGACAGCACTACGGTTCAACGCTCCACCGGGTTCGCGTACCGGTAGTTTGCACTGGTCCTTGCTGTCCGGGGCACCCGTGTGTAGGTGTATCAGACAGGACCGGTGCCACTCTTCCGGGGTGAACCGGCTGGCGCTGCCGTCCCATGAGGCGTTACTGATGGGCACTGGTTCGCTACCTCCTTGGGGTTAGCGACCCGCCGACTTGCGTATCCACTCGTTCATGCCTGCTCGCTTGGGAGGTTCCCCGCCGGTTCCGCTTCCCGCGTTACCTGCCGGGGTCACCTTGGGCTTTTCGGCTTTGAACAGTTCGGGATAGCCTTCCCTTAGTTTCATCAGGTCGGGTTTCCCGTAGCGGTCGAACAGCTTGTCCTGCTGGGTCACCACGTAGGCCAGCTTCAGGTTGGTCACTCCGGCCAGATGGGCTTCCTCATAGAAGTCCGCCCGGGCGTCCGCGTCCTTGAGAGAGTCGGCCAGGGTGATGGCGTGCTTCTCGAGTTCGCTGCCTTTCTCTGCCTTGGTGGCCAGGTCGCGCACCTTCTTCTCGAGGTCTTTGCGGTTCCCCCGCTCAGTCTCCAGTGCGCCCTTGAGGCCCTTGACGTGGTCGTCCAACAAGCTACGGATGACCGCTGGCTGTGTCTCCAGCCAGGCATCGTAGCTCTCGGGGACCTGTTCTTCCTCGCCGTCTACTTCGTCGGTTTCGTCTACTTCGTTGATGACAGTTTCGTCCGGCATCTCGCCTTCCTTTGGTTTTGGCATCCCGCCAGGTTTACTTCAGTCCGCAACATGCGGACGGGGGTACAAAAAAACCCCGCCGGGGGCCAGACGGGGTGGGTTTGTCGAGGAAACGGCGACCAAGTCTGCTTGGCCGTCAGAGTTATTGGAGGGGCCTCCTATTAGGACCTATTAGGCCCTGGCCTTATTATCCAAAGAGGCCCCTCGGGTAAATATCGTGGGGGAGAACTCGCCCTCCCCCGGGGCAGTGGAGGTGCCGGGATTCGAACCCGGGTCCGGTGGGCTTCCTCTCGGTTTAGCCGCCGTCGTGCCATTCACCCCCACGTCAAGATGTAGGGACCGGGACTCCGAAGATGAAGTCGATGGCCCGCCATAGATGTCTTTGTACTGCGATGGTCCGGGCGTGGGCCTTCAGGCTGCGTTGAAGCGCAGTGCGGGCGCGGTCCCGTTCCTTTTCTGCACATACGAGTTGACGCTCCAGGAAAGCGATGCGCTCCCGGGCTTGGTGCAGCTGTGCGTCTGATACTTGCGACATGGTTCTATCCCTCCCAGTCGTTCTAACCATGCCCGGGTTTCCGGGTGTAGCTGTATCCGCCCTTGGTTGCTCATGTACCAGGACTGCCACTCCCGGCGGCCGTGCATGGCCCGTCCCGCTCCCAGCCAGTCGGCCACCATCTCCCGCCTGTACCTGTCGGGTATGGGCAGGACGGTGACCCCCCCGTTATCGGAGGGGATGACCCAGAACTGCCAGTGGTGGCGGTTGCGTTTCTGATGCAGGACCCAGGCGAAGTCGAAGTCCTTGTCGCCGGTATCGACCGGTTTGTAGGCACTGCATTTGCTCGCCTGTTGGCTGGCGAAGAAGCGGGCGTAGGGCATCCACTCTGACGGCCGGAGCTTCGACCAGTCATGGATGACGCCGGTCCAGGGAATCCCCAGGCGGCAGGCGGCCAGGAACACGAACCACTTGTGGCGAGCCAGGTAGTACAGACAGAGTAGATGCTTGTTCATATAAGCCCCCACCAGGAATCGAACCCGGACCAGCGGAGTACGGAACCGCTGCGCTACCGCTACACCACGGGGGCTTGCTCACCCAGGTAGCGGGCACGGGTATCGAACCCGTCACGTGAGGATATGAGCCTCACCGGGGCACCAGCCCCTGCCGCCCGCGACGTGGCCAGCTTCGTCTTAGACCGGCGCTGGCCTTGCCGCCCTGGGTCCGCCACCGGCCCAGTCGGTCCCGCGTTGAATAGCCTACGCACGGGCGCGTCGGTTATGACACGTCCCCACGGCGGGCCGACCACCGCAGGGGCGATTTGAAAAAAGTTTTATATTGCTTCGGCATAGGAACGCGCTCTAGGGGCCTCTCAGTGCGTCTGTGAGGCTATTTCCCGCCTATCGTATTCTGCAGGTTTATCACCACAGGTCCCACGCCGCACTGTGCCGGTGGCGGAACCAGCTGGGTGACCGTTCCTCGAGGTAGACGACGTCATGGCGATGGTCGCGCAGGTCCGCCCGCAGGCGGCGCTCTCGCAGGTTGCAGGCCCAGCGCCTGCTGCCCGGGTTAAGGTGGATGCAGTGAAAGACCAGGGTCGAATGACGCCGGAAGTTAAGCAGCTTTTCACGCCGGGGGTCCTTCATACGTTGCTCCCTCGAACACCTCGAGCATCATTTCAACACAACAGCCGGACATCAGTATTCGAACCCCCCAAAGACCATCGGCTGCCCGCCCTCTTCGTAGTTCACGGTGATGCGGAAGCGCATGCCCACGAACTTACCGGCCGGGTCAGTCACGGTCAGATAGGCTTCGTACTGGCCGGGGCACATACGAACCACTTCGGCGCTGGGGTCCACCCAGTTGTGGCGCACCAGGTCGGTGGTCAGATAGCCCTCGAGGAAGACGCTGCGGTCGGGAGGGTCGAGTTGTAGGCTGCTCGCCAAAGACCCGTTGTCGGGCGAGGGCAGGAACAACATCATGCAGACCACCCCAGCCAGGACCAGGGTCAACACCAGAACCGTGTGCCAGGTCTTCATCAGTCCCACCCCCGGCAGCCGCAGTAGTAGCTGTCCTCTTCGTCGGTTTTCGCCCCCTGTACCCAGCGGCCCCGGCCGAAGAAGGCCAGTTTGCGGCTGGAGGGAGCGGATTTGCCGCAGTAGACGCAGTAGGCCGTGCGTCCCTCGAGGTTGACGGTATCCACCACGTCCACACACAGGTGGACCAGACAGATGGGTCGCTTGACCCCGTCCTTGAGTTCGTAGCCCTGGGCCGCACAGCCGCAGGCCATCAGGGGGTGTTCTTGGGTCGCGTTCATTCCTCCACCTCGCGCCAGTTCTCCAGCAGTAGCCTGGCCTCTTCGACCAAGGCTAGCCTTGCCTTACCCACCGGGGCCGGAGTGGCCGCGAAGCGGGCCAGCAGGGCTTCAATCTTCTCGAGCCGTTCCTCGTTGGCTATCGCCTGGTCGAAGAAGGCGTCGATGTCCTCGAGCCGGATGGTCAGCATCAGTCGTCCGGCCCGCCTTCCAGGGCTGCCTCGAGGGGGTCGGGTAGCGGATGAGGCGTGGCGAACGACTGGTCCACCAGGTCGGCGATGGCCTGGAGGTCGTTCTCCTGGGCCGTGGTAGCGACCTGTTCCCGGAAGCCGGTCAGCTGGGACGCCCGCAGGGCTTCAGCCTCGAGGCGCTCGAGAAGGTGCCGGTTCATCTCTTTCAGCTTGCCGACCTTGTACTGTAGTTCGGCGACGATTTGCTCATATTCCCGGCGCTGTTCGGCCAGGCCGAAGAACGCGCCGTGGTAGATGGCCTCCACGCGCTGGTGCAGGACCTTGTTTTCCTCACGTAGCTGGGCCACGGCCGTGTAGGTCTTGCTCAGGTGGTCCAGGCAGTCCCCGTGGGTGTGAGGTTCGTCGGCCGCGTACAGCACCCGGCCACAGCCCTTACACTGGGGGAAGAACTCCGTCATTTTCCCTCCCGGGATTTGAACTTCGGGCATTTCTGTTCGTCGTAGCGGTACTTGTCGGGGATGCCCTGGGGGAACGCTTCACACCACCAGTGGCCCTTCTTATCGAACCCTCCGCCCCGGCCGCAGGCGGTACACTGTCTACCCAGCCCCATGGTTACCGCCGTTGCAGCGCCGTCCGTTTGGGGCAGGTCTGTTTGTCCCGCTGGTATTTCTCCGGGGTGCCTTTGGGAAACGCGCTGCAGACCCAGCGCCCGTTGATGGGCTGGCCTTGGGCGTCGGTCCCGTCATTTTCGTAGCCGGTCAGGCGGGCACAGGTCCCACACTGTTTGCCCAGATAGGGCTGACTCATTCTTCCTTCTTCTCCATGCTCAGTTGCACCTTGATGCCCAGCGCCTTGCGTAGTTCTGCAGGCATGGCCTGGGCCGCCGGTAGCTCGAGGAACTGTTCCATGGTCATGCCCCAGTGCTGCAGCATGATGCGGAACTCCTCCGGGTCGGTGGTCAAGTCCCAGTGCTGGGCCTTTATCCAGTCCTCGTCCCCGGGCTGGTCCCGGTAGACGGGCAGCAGTTCAGCATCGGGTTTTCGGTCCCGTGATGTGAACACCATCTTGCCTATCTTCTTAGTTTTGTAGCCTTCCGTAGGCATTATACCCCCTATAAGTAACAGACCAAAGCGAAGCTATCAGGTCAGACGCTTGAGAATAGCCACCAGGTATTTGAACACCATGTCCTTGTTGTCCTGGGTCTCGAGGACCCAGTTGGCGTCGAAGCCGGGACCTAGTACCACCACTTCCTGCTCGTTCAGGCAGCCGTTCCCGGTGAACGGACAGCTAAGGATACTGCTGGCGTCCACCCGGGTCAGCATGATGTTGTTGCCGAAGCCCTTGGCTGTGGAGAGATGCCAGCTGAAGCTGTTAAGCGGCTGTAGTTCTTCCTTCATGTTTATAGCGAAGCTGGTGGGCGGTTTCAAAGTGCCGCCGTGGCGACCGACCCCACGATAGAGCCAGAGGTCCTTGATGCCTCGAGCCGCCAGTTCCTCCTGGGTCAGGTCGTACTGGGCCTTGACGAAGGCTTTGAGGGCGTCCTTGACCACGTCGTAGTCGCTCATCATGTCGAACTGGGCGTAAAGGCCCTTGACATAGTCGATTTCCGGCAAGTTGAACACTTCGGCCGCCGCGTGCTGGATTTGGGTAGCTATCTTGCTGCGGGCCGATGTCCCTGCCCAGGCGCTGACCAGGTCGCGCAGGGCGTTCTCGCTACTGCCACCGAAGCGGTTGTTGACTAACTCTTCCCAGGCCGCGTTGCCCCGTAGCTTGTCCGCTATCCGGGCCTGGGAGGACGACTTGGCGCTGCCCGCATACACGTAGCTCAGGTCGGACGAGTGATACTTCTGGGCCAGGTCCTGGAACAGCTTCTTGCCCTGGCTGATGTCCTGGCCCACCCCGGTGACTGCTTTCTTGGCAGCGGGCGGGAACAGGGACTTCAGTTCAGCGATGGTGGGGTCGGCGTCCCAGTAGCGTGGGACTTCGCCCTTCTTCAACTTACACAGGGCCTTGACCATGGCCTTCAGCCTGTCGCTCGCCCCATAACCAGCCGACTCCATGTGCTGGAAGAAGGTTTCCAGTTCCACGCGCTGGGTGTCGCTCAAGACCACACCCACGCGCTGAGCGAAGGCTTTGCCCAGTTCGTAGTAGGCTTGGTTGTTGTAGGCGGCCACGTCGGCCGCCGGGTCAGGCATCTTCTCGAGGAACTTGGCCAGGCCGGAGGTGTCTATCTTGAGGTCGTCCGCCATGCGGATGACTTGGGTGTAGTAGTTGCTGGACTGGGACTCGATGAAGACTTCCCAGCCCTGGACCACGTCGTCTGACAGCCCGGCCTGCTTGAGCAGCTGGGGTATCATCTTCTGGGCCTGGTACTCGCGCCACTTCAGCTGGCTGGTCTGGGTAGCGGCCCGCAACCGTTCGTCCTCCTGGACGAAGTCCAACAGGACCTGGTATGCCTTGGTCGCCGGGGACGTGCTGTAGTAGCCAGAGGTCCCCGCCAGCCGGGGGTCCAACACGCCCTTCCAGATTTCCGGGTCGGCCTCGAGCTTGTCGGCCAGTTCGTCCAGCAGACTCCGGCCGCTGTGGACCACGCGCTCCACTTCCGCCCGGGTCATGTTGTTAGTCAGCAGCATGGCCAGTTCCCGGCCACTTTCCGGGGCGCGGAAGGTTTCGACCGCCGGTTTGTAGGGCACCAGGCGTTCGATGATTTCCCTCACCTCCCGGCTGACATAGGGCCAGGTGGGTGAGAAGCGAATGGCCATCATCTCCGCGAAGAACTCCGCTTCGAACTCCGGCCCGGCGATGCCTTGCCAGGCGTAGGCGCTGACGTTGTCCTTGACCCACTGCTCGCCTTGCTGGGCGTAGGCCATCTTGACCTCATGCCGCTGGGCCTGGCTCATCTGGGCGAAGTACCGGTAGTGGGCGGTTTCGTGGACGATGCAGCCTTCGGTCACATCGTCATAGAGTTGGGCGGTCACCTTGACGTAACCGGGTGCCCAGTTCTTGCTGTAGCCCGCGCCCAGCCAAGGCTTGGTGTTCACGTAGATGTCCTGCGGGGCATCCATGATTGCGCCGTTGACCGGGTTGTAGGTGTGGGAGTAGTAACCGCCGCTACCCTTCTGGGTCATGTCGGCCCAGTGGATGGTGAC